CCACTCAGCAACATTATTTTGCCCATCTAATACTAAGAAAGGCACAAGAGAAATGAACGCATACGAATTAGCAGATCAAGTAGAGATGTGGGGCGAGGATTTACTTGCTTTAAATATGAAAGGCGGTATTCCCGTAGTTCAGGGCGCAAAGATGCTACGCCATCAAGCAGACTATATTGACCAATTAGAAAAGGGTTTAGAGTCTAGCATAGAGATGAATAAGGCACAGGCAGAACGATTTGCGGAGCTGGAAAGAAAGCATAAAGAAGAGTTTGACTACGCTGAAAGACTATTAAAGGAGAGAGATAAATGACCACTTGGACTACCGAAGATCGTGAAAACGCATCACCCCCACATGTAGTAACTAGCGGGGCAAGCTATGAGCCTATCCCGTTTGCGGGTATGGTAGCCATTAATGACCAAGAAGATCGAGAACAGATGTTGCGAGAACAGTTGCATATTGTTCAGGCTGAATGCCAGAGATTACAAAATATATTAAGACAAGCTGGGATTCCATATTAATATGAACAGAATGGAAGAAGAGTTTAACCAGTGGGCGATTAACAATATAGAGCCTTGGCCTCATCCCCAAAAGATCTTACAAAATTATTGGATCGTCTGGCAAGCAGCTTGGAATCGGGCATACAATATGTCTTCTAGTGTGAGGATAAATGATGAAGACGATGGTAGATGTTAATAAAACAACGGGTTTTGAAGCAGAACGAACCCACGAAGAGATAGCTAAAGAGATGGGCATATCCCGTGCTTATGTATCTTTTTTGGAAAAGTCTGCTTTGGATAAAGTCAGAATAGCTTTGAGAGCTCGCTATGATGTCTATTCCCCCGATGATCTTGTATGACCATCTACCGCAATAAGAAGCTCCTAGAACTCGTTAGAACCAGCCCATGCCAGAACTGTGGCAAACAAGACGGAACTGTCTGCGCTGCGCACTCCAATCAGCTCCGTGACGGAAAAGGGAGATCCCTCAAGTCCCACGATTACCGCATTGCAGCATTATGTTATCGTTGTCATTCCAATCTGGATCAGGGCTATCAGATGGATAAAGAAGAACGCAGAGAAATGTGGGAAGAAGCCCACCGCAAGACTATAGGCTGGCTCTTTGAGAACGGAAAAATTCATATACAATGATTTCCGTATGCTTGGCTTCTGGAAAATAAGGCTGACCCCCAGCCCCATGTTGGGGGGGTTTGAGTACCAAGTAGTGGGTACTAAGCACTAATAAACTACATCTCCGTTATAGATCCAAGCATACAACTACTAAATATTGGCAATTTTCTTTTCTTTGTGGTACATTTAGTGTACCAGCCCACACTGGTATCGCACAATCTTTCCACTCCTAGCAGATTGGTTTTGTGCAATGCAAGCCCTCGGTGAACACACTCACCTAAAAACCCCCAGGCTCACACTCCTGGGGGTTTTTTCTTTTGTGCAAAAAGTTGTTGCAAATTTATTTCTGTTGGTTTAATCTAGTCGTGCTAGGAGATGTATGGAAAGATTGTGAATAGGCATCATTGCCTTTTCACCTTTCATACGTCTCCCCAGCTACACCATATAGGTCGGACATAACAGCAGCTATATGGGAAGAACCCCTACTGTGGGATTAGATCTGAAACAGGGGAAAGGATGGCGAAGTCAGAGTCCTTGATCGAACGTCTGGCGGGTGCTGTGGCTCCAAAAAGCAACAGTTGAAGGCAACCTAGGAGAGGCTAGGTGCGTTCACCAAAAAGCAACTCTTCTTACTTGACTGTATTACTTACTTAACTATGACGAAATACGAGATACGAGATGAGACGGGCGAACTGATGCGGATAGTCGGGCGCTTAGAGGAAGCAAAAAGTTTAGTCGCTGTGCGTAAGGGCTGGTCGTACAAGCGATTGAAGCAGGATAAACCAGCCTATGTGTTTGAAGAAGCCCCATTTTAGGAGAAAAAATTGAAGAAACTGAACCTACTAAACATCCGCACCGATGGGGGGACTCAGCCCCGTGTCAAGCTGGATCAAGACTTGGTGAAAGAATATGCAGAGGTCATGCGTGAGGGCGTGGTATTCCCACCAGTCGAGGTATTCCATGATGGCTCAGAGTACTGGCTAGTCGATGGATTCCACCGCTACTTTGGTTATAAAGCCAATGGGCTAACCAGTATTGAAGCCATTGTTCATACGGGCACACTGCGTGAAGCCCAGTTTTACGCATGGAAAGCCAACAACAAACACGGCAATCGTCTTAAAGCAGAAGATATTCGTGCCATCATCCGCATCATGTTTGCCGATGAGGAATACAGCAAATGGTCAAACAACCATATTGCCAAGGAACTGAATGTATCCAGCATGACTGTCGGGCGTGTGCGTATAGCGATGCAAGAAGAAGCAAAAGCGCCAGCCCAAACTAGCGTTACTTATGTTGATAAGCATGGCAACACAACGACCATGAACACCGACAAATCTAAGAAAAAGGCGTCAACCCAAAGACCAACCACCAAGCCTGATGTCACCACCGAAAGCCCCACCGCAGAACTGGAGCAAAAGGTAAACGAACTGACCGATACAGTGAACTCACTGGCAGACGAGAACACCCTGCTACGGGACAAGATTGCTATCGGACAGTGGAATGCATCAGAGATTGAGAAGATCGATGCTGAGCAAACGATTGCAGACTTGCGTGAGCAGATCCGAGTCTTGGAGATTGAGAACAAATCCTTGCGTGAAGGCAGAGATATGTATCAGAACCGCAACTCCGAATTAATGAGGACTAATAAATCATTAATGAACAAACTTAAAAAACTAGAGAAGGAGACAGAATGACCGATTATTCCGATGTATGCACAGCGATTAAGCATACGATCCGCACCGCATACGAACTAGCCAATGAAAGGAAACTCAAAGAGGCTTTGGAAGAAGCCCGATTCCTTACAGCACTGGCAACGCAGTTAGAGGAAGCACTTAAAAAAGAACTGGGCAAATAATTGCCCAAGCCCAAGTTAGGGGGGAATCCTAACAGTTAGGAGTTTTCATGCAGTCTTTAGAATTGCGTGAGCATCAAATCAGCGTGGTAGATGCTCTACGAGAGGGATTTAAGCGTGGTCATAGATCCCAATTACTTTATGCACCAACTGGATTTGGCAAGACTGAGGTAGCAATCTACCTTATGAAAGCCACATCCGATAACTACAAAAGAGCATCCATGGTGCTAGATCGTGTGGTGCTGGTCGATCAAACCAGTATGCGCCTGACCAAGTATGGCATCAACCATGGTGTGTTTCAGGCTGACCACTGGATGTTTGACCGCAACAACCGCATTCAGGTATGTTCTGCCCAGACCCTAGAACGCAGATCAGACTTTCCAGAGGTCGATCTAATGATCGTGGATGAGTGCCATATTGCTAGGAAGCAGACATCTGACTTCATCCTGAACAATCCCCACATCAAGGTTATAGGGCTCACCGCAACCCCGTTTACTAAGGGGCTAGGGGATCTCTATACCAATGTGGTGTGTGGCGCAACCACCGAAGATCTAGTCAATAAGAAATGGCTGACCCCCTTAAAGGTCTATATCGCCAAAGAGATTGACATGACAGGGGTAAAGAAGATCGCTGGCGAGTGGTCTGCTGACCAAGTAACAGAACGAGGTATGCGTATTACGGGCGATATTGTAGATGAGTGGATCAAAAAGACCCATGAAATCTATGGCAAACCCATGAAGACAATCGTTTTCTGTTCGGGTGTAGCCCATGGCGCAGACCTTGTAGAGCAGTTTGCCATTAAGGGATACAACTTTGTCTCCATATCCTACAAAGATAATGACGAGTTCAAAAAGGCTGCGATTGAAGACTTTGCCAAGCCAGATACTCAGATCAACGGATTGATAGCCACCGACATCCTGACCCGTGGCTTTGATGTATCGGATGTAATGATCGGAGTTTCTGCCCGACCCTTTTCTAAATCCCTGTCCTCACATATCCAACAGATGGGGCGTGTTATGCGAACCCACGAAGGTAAGGAGTTTGCCCTATGGCTCGATCATTCGGGCAACTATGTTCGTTTTCGTAGCGATTGGGATGAAATATACGAAGATGGGGTGCGTTCTTTGCGTGGCAAACAAGAAAAAGCCAAGAAAGAACCCACTGAGAAGATCAAGAATGAGTCTAAATGCCCATCCTGTGGGTATCTATGGCCCAAGAACAGTGATACTTGTCCTGCCTGTGGTCATGTGCGCAAGAGACGAAACCAAATAGATGCCGTAGCGGGTGAGTTAATTGAACTGGTATCAGGCATCAAGGCAAAAAAAGATGATAAGCAGATCTTTTACTCCGAACTCCTGTATATCGCAGAGCAGAGAAGATACAACCCCAACTGGGCTAGTCATAAGTATCGGGAGAAGTTTGGGGTATGGCCTAAAGGTTTGGCTGACACTACCATCCCCCCATCCATGACTACCCAGAAGTGGATTAGGAGTAAAGACATTCAATGGGCAAAAAGGAGAGATAGGTAATGAGAAGAAACTATCCAGCACGAATACATTTGAAATGTGAGGTTTGTGAAACAGAATTTACGAGACAACCAAGCCTTGTTAAAAAAGTTAAACGATCCTTTTGTAGCAAAAACTGTGCAGATATAGCGCAAACGACTGCACCAAGATTTAATTTTAAGTGCGAGGTATGTAAAAAAGTTTTTAGAGATACCAAAGATCATGGTGCTGACAGGCGTTTTTGCAGTCGTGATTGTTTTAGTGCTAATGCACCAGATTTTAGTGAGAAAGAATGTCCTGAGTGCGGAAATTTATTTACCCCAATTAGATCGGTTCATACAACGGATGGAGTATCCAAGCATTGTTCTAAAAAATGCTATTCGGACAGTCAAAAAAATGGTGAAGAAAGACCTTGCTTGAATTGTGGTAAAAATTTTTATACAAATCCAAGCCATGACAATACTTGCTGTTCTTTGAAGTGTAAAGCCGAATATTACAGTGGATCAACCTCTCATAAATGGAAAGGTGGCAAATTTTTATCTGAAGCCACAGGGCATAAATTTGTGGCATTAGAACGACCTGACAGAGTAGGGAAGTATGTTGCAGAACATAGAATGGTAGCCATGAAACACATTGGAAGATTGTTAGAGCAATGGGAAAAGGTAATTCACCTTAACAACTTGCCTGACGATAACAGACCTGAAAATCTATACATATGTGGCACAAATAGCCAAATGAGAAAACTATTTAATGGCACTCTGCCATGGCCCAAGAAAAGCAACCTAAAGGAATACAAGTAATGAGATTTGAAGACTTTGCCCGTTCCCATGGGCTGATTATTAACAATGTTGTTCCGTTTAAGTGGGTAGCAACCCCAACAGATGACCATCCCCATAAGCGTAACGGGCGGTATAAATTCATGGGTGATGTTGGCTGGGTGCAAAACTGGGCAACCATGGATAAGCCCAGTATGTGGCGTAACAATGGAAATTATGCGACAACCCCACAGTTCCTAAAATTACGAGACCAAGAAGATCAAAAACGCAAGGCACTGGCTGATCGTGCGTGTGCAAAAGCGGGCTGGATCATGCACCAGACCGAACTTATGCACCATCCCTATCTAACGAAAAAAGGATTCCCAGACGAAAAAATGCCAGTGCATGACGGCAAATTAGTAGTTGCGATGCGGAAAGATGGAAAAATAGTAGGATGCCAACTCATCAATGACGAGGGGGATAAGAAGTTTCTCTATGGTCAACAGACGAAGGGGGCAACTTTCACCTTTGACGCAAAAGGTATCCCGATCTTCTGCGAGGGTCTTGCTACGGGCTTGTCCATTCAGGCGGTAATGAGAGCCAATAAAATGCGATACACAATCCATGTCTGCTTCAGTGCAGGCAACCTCAAGGAAGTAGCAAGGCTTATCCCCAATGGGATAGTCGTTGCTGACAATGATGCCAGTGGTGTCGGAGAAAGAATCGCCAAAGAGACAGGCAAACCTTATTGGATCAGCGACACAATCGGGCATGATTTCAATGATGACTATGTTGCTCATGGTCTATTTAGGATGTCTCAATCCCTCAAAAAAGTGCTTATAGCCAGATAATATAGAAAAACCCCCAGTCTTACGGCACTGGGGGTTTCCTTTTACTGCTAGGTAAATCTACTCAGGTTTTGGATCTTTCTTTTCCTCATACTCCTCAACCCTCTTAATTAAGGTATCAACTCGGTCATTCCATAACTGGGAATCCACCGACTGAGGCCATGTAATTAAGTGTTCTCTAATCAGTTCTAAGATACTTTTAGTCATTCGGATCTACCTCATCTAATCCGTAAACCTCAACGATCTCCCAGTTATCTACATCTTTCGGATTAGCCACATCCATCCCATATTCTTCAGGATCTTCACCATTTGGCACATCTACCTCAACATAAGTCGTGCCAATAAATTTGACACTCATTCCATATCTACGCATCATCATCCCCCTCATCCCATGATTCTTGTTTGATCCCAACCACGCAAAAGTATGCACCTCTAGCACTGGGATCAATATCAAAGTCTTTGCAGATATCATTCCAATCCCTTGGCATTACTTCGGGATCAATGTGTATCCATCCACCCTTGGGTAAGACTGTATATCCCGCTTGTTCCACCTCAGTTTTGGTAAGCATTTGCTCTCTCCTTTTCAGTTTGATACCACTCAACATGGATTGGGAAGTCATCAGGATCGTCATAGTAGTAAATGCCATGAACATATCCTTGATTGTCATGCCCGTAAAACTCTTGTAGGCTTTCTTCAAACCAGTTTACAAATCGTTTAAGCATCTTGCATCTCCTCAATATCTACCACCTCTGAGTCGGTGTATTCAGGCTTTGCCCAGTGAATGTTGGTTTCCCACATTTTGTCTTTAGCAGTCCCCCAACAATCGGCTTCTACTTCAACCTTGTAGTAGTAAATATGCTTTACATACCCCGTGAATTTAGGCATCTTCCATCTCCTCAAGTTCTTTCTTCTTGGCGATCAACTGGGCAATCGTTTCGTGATTGTCTTTATCATCAGACAAAGACTGTTCCAGTTCCTCAATTTCATCAGCCAGTTCTTGCATAGCCCATTCTTTCATGTTCTCGGTAATGCAAAACTCAAGATCAATGTTCTCAGGGATATTGTTTTTGACATCTAACCATTTACCGCTAATGTCATAGGTCTCATCTGAACCATCCACATACTCACCGCAAAAGCAACAACCACCCTCGTAGTAAAGGGCATTGACCCCATACCCATCCTCTACCAGTTTGTCAAAGATACCAGTGGGGGGAGACCACGCAGTGGCAAATGATGCTTTGATCTGATTCTCTTGAATATCAATGTAGGCTTCATCCGTTGTGATCTCCCACTTTGTTCCCCAGTTCTGAACCCGCCAGTCCCACCATGCAGATTCAACGCTAACTGGATTGTCATTCCCAGTGATTTGCGGGAATGTTGGTTTGACCTTGACCTTGTTGTAATCAGGCTCAGGATGAATCGTTCCAAAAAATTTGTTTTCTTTCCACGCATCCACAAGAACCTGAATCTTCTTGGGATCATCATGGGTTATATACACAGTGTTATCGCACCAGTTAGGCATTTTCAATCTCCTTTACATTTCCAATATATTCATAGTTAAAAAGTGATACATCTCCGTAGTTGACACAATCCCTCAAATACTCAAGAGTTTTGTCATACGCACCTTCTTCGGTTTCTGCTTCAACTTCATCAATGTAATAAACCCTAAATCGTTTAAGCATTTGCTTTCTCCTCTTCAGAAATTACAAAGTAATAGGTGCTATAACATTTAGGGCAAACTACCTCTGCTTCCTCTTGCCCTTCGATTTCATGCTCGGCATGGGTAAATCCAATATGATGGCAGTCCAAACAAATGTTCTGCACATCATCTTCAACCTCAAAATATTTAGGCATTCTCTTTCTCCCAAATAATGTTTTCAATTTGTCGGATATATGGCATATCTTTCATGCCAACCCCGCCAGTTTTAATTTCGACCAGAAGATTGCGTAATCTACGCACACTCCACCGATAGTAATTAGGCATCTTCACACTCCTCATCACTGCTTACGCAGACCTCTAACCCATCACCCTCGTATGGCACTTCGGTAATGTAGTAGTAGATACGATTGACCAAGTGATAACCATCCACCACATAAGTCCCGCCATCCCCATCCACATAAGTCCACACCCTTTTAGGCTGAGTATCTGCGATACCTAATACATAACCCAGTTCAAGGTCATAGGTCTCAAAGTAATCCCGATTCTCACCCCTTGCAAGGTGATTTTTAATCGGCTTGTATTTGTCATACCATTCATCAAAGTCCATAATTAGCACTCCTGAAAGTTAAATGGCACATGGGTTTCTGATTGGATATTGCCATCTACATCAAATACCAAGACAGAAAAACACTTTCCCTCATCATCTTGTTTGACCATGACATATCCACCCATTTTGACAACGCACCCTTGATCGTTATCAAACACATCAAAATTAACCACCACCGATTTATCGTCTAATACTTCAGTGCTCATTTGCACTTCAAGATCATCCGATACTGGATCATGGCTTCCTTGATACCCATCTTCACAAATGTTCTGCATATTTATCTCCTTTACCAACTGGCTTGATAGTAAAACTCGTATTTATGTTCAGGCAACGACAATGCATTGGTAATGCCCTCGACAGTGTTCTTTAAGTCTTGGTAATACCATTCATCTTTTTCGTATGACCCAAAGAAGAATCCCTCTGTCGGCTCTAAATCCGCATCTCCAGTGGCATCAGGATTGTCAAGAATGCTCTTGCACAAATCCCGCAACTCCACCAGTTTTTCCCTTGGAACATAGGTCTCTTGGCATTCATCCCTACCCCCTTGGCATTTCTCCACGAACCACCCATGGATAGCGTTTGCTTTTCTCCAATACATGGCATCAATAGATACTTCTTTGACCATCATGCTTGAACCAACAAATCGTTTCTCAGGATTAAACTCCACGCCTACGGCATCATTGATATCCTTTGCAATTTCTTTGTCCTTGTCAGACCAAAGATATCTCTTGGCAGTTAAATACATATCTAAACCCATAACATTCTCCTAGCAGTTAAAGTTATGATTGCCGAATGACAATCCCTATGCCCTCACACAAAGGCATAGAAGTATCACTCAGGGCATTACTGGCAGACAACTCTCCTTGTTATCACTGGTAAACAATGCACCACCCCCATTACCCTCATCATCACGACTAGGGAAGAACCACAATCCATCTTGGGTTTGGAATGCCACACTCCGTTCATACCAACCCATATCTGCCGATTCTTCCTTGGTCAGATAACGCACATTAACAATCCGTTTATGCAACAACAGTTTTTTGGCAACATCTTCCCAGTAGTTATCCAACTCCTTGTTGTTCATTTGATCCAGTTTTTTCATCACACTCTCCTTAGTTAAATACAACGATTGCACTCCACACCACATAGGCAGTGTAGGCTATTGCTATTGGCACGATCCAGTCCCACATCACTGCACCCCCAATACCCGATACTCCAACTTCTTCCAGTTTGGGATTCTGCACAACTGCCCAGTTTGAGTCCTGAATGCTTTCTTCCCATTCCAGTCCGTAGCGATTGTGAAAGTTTTTTCCTCAAATGATCCACCAGTGCGACTGGTGAACTTAAAGGTTTTCATAAACTGGATGATTGTCCCCAACTCCACCTTGATCTTGGCTCGTTGAGCATTCTCCAAACAACGATCCCGCCATTGACGAGCATTGTCATTGAATGGCTCGCCTAACTCGTTTAACTTCTTAATCAGGCTTACAGGTGCGTCAAAGTAATAGGGCAAACAACTTTCCCCTACTTCTTTGTGATAAATCCAATGCGGATCATCCTTACGCTTTTCAGTCAGAATAACCATTCCCTCATGGGTTTCTATCCCAGTGGTTTCATCCTTTTGCCAATGGATACAGTAAGCCACTGCACCACGCATGGAGACATCCGATATCCACCAAGTATGCGTCTCACTCTTTTGTAAAAAAGTATGTTTCAAGAAGTCCTTACGGCTTCCAGACCCAAACCATTGTGTCCCAGTCCATCCCATGATTAGCACTCCTCATCTGTTAATGAATAAAACTTACCAACCTTGTTGCCATTGGTATCCTTAATAATCCCATCCAACTCCGAGCAATCTACCTTACCAATCACGCTTTTTAAGTTTGCTATTACCTCTCCGTAATAGTCATCCTCATAAGCAGAATTGTCGGTTTTAATCTCGACCATAAACTTGCTCACGATAAGCACTCCTCAAGTATGTATTCAACTTCAAAAATAGTGGGATCAACCTTATCAATCTCAACAATGGTGAAGTCCTCACCATCATTAAGAACATCACCCACTTTCAGCGATTGCATTTCTTGCTCAGTCAGGAAGAAGTAAATCTTTTCATCTGCCCAACTATCAAAATGAGCATCTTCAGGATGCCCTTCCTCTGCAACTCCGAGTAAAACACTTGCACCATTACCTAACCAGTCGCAATTTATGACTGCATCATAGGCTTTGATTTTGATTGTCGGCATATCCATATCTCCTAGCAGTTTGACAAAGACCAAACCCCTTACTGGCGGTTTGGTTTCGACTATTCAAGTCTCATCAGTTTGTCTTGATTATTTTTAATGCTATTTTCAATAAACTCAGCCCATGATCTAGCGACTATCTCATCAAAGACCCATATCTGATCTAACTTCATATTACTGGCAGTATTCTCGGCACTTTCCCAGTCTCCATGATCTCCCAAGTCATACAGAAGTCCATCAGTGTTCAAAGCAAAATAGATCATTTAATAATCCTCGTTTTCTTCCCACAGGCAAGGATCAACCAATCTTTGCCCAAAGGCATTGAACAACTGCCCACAATCACAAGCAACATCCTCGCCTGAACCATCCGAGCAGACCTTTCTATTGCACTGGCACTTCCATTCCCGCCACAGAATCCGACCAGTATCTTGGCATTCAACGATTCTCATTATTCAAACTCCTTTGGCACAATGACATCAAACTTACGCAACAGGGCTATTGCCTTGTCAGACAGGCACATCACTCCATCATATTCATCCAAGGTGCGGATGCCGAACTGGTCAATGGTGAACCACAGACCAATGTATTCAAAACCCACATCCTCGATATCCCACTCAATGAACCCAGTAGCATCATCTCTGAAATACAACTCCATGGTGGATTCGTGAGTCCCGATATCCTTCTCGCCCCAACTGCCTTCCATGATTAGGGGGGCAGTAAAGGTTTCTTTGCCGATAAAGTAGTGAGTCATGGTTAATACTCCGAAGTAAGCATGAGAACATTGTCAGTCAGGAAGAACTCATAGAGTCCACTAGGGCAATCAGTGTGAGCAATATGCTTAGAGAAAAGCAGTTTAAGATCGCCATCCTCAACTGAGATTGTGGCTTCACCATCTTCTGCTTTCAGGTTGATCGCCAAGAATGGGTCTTTCTTGGTCAAGGGATAAATCTCGGTAGCAACAATATCCAAGAACCAGTAAGCACCATTACCTGCATTGTCGGCAAAGTATTGAACCCCATCAGTGTGAACCAATTTAGGTGCAAACATGAATGTTGAATAGTAATTCTCAGTCCCGTAAAACTGGGATAAATCTAATTTGGTAGTCGATTCCATTTAATTCTCCTAGCAGTTATGACTATCAGGATTGATAATCCACAAACCCACGCAGTGCATGGGCTTGTAGGTATCAATGCTTAGTGAATCTTGGGGTAAAGTTATCTTCAGTAATGATGCCAACAATGTCATGCACGAAGTCATATCTCTCGCCAGTCAGCATAGAATCTAAATCCAAATTGCCATGCTTGGCTTGATACTCTCCCAGTTTGATAGCGATCTCGATAGAAAGCAGACCAAGCGTATCAGGTTGAACTTTTGAGAATGCATCCAAAGCAGTAAAGCGATCTACAACTTGGGTAATCTTTTCTAAGTCTTTCAATTTAATCTCCTAAGTTAAAAGGTTTTTACCCAAATACGGGCATTGTCGGCAAGGTCATACAGGTCAGCCAGTAGGTAATCCACTTCGGCAGTATCGTCAGCGTATGACAGACCCTCAGCGATTTCTTCTAGATCGTCAGTGATATCGTTGCGATCAGTCCAAGACTGGTGAGTCTCAATGAACTTGGTGATACGGGCAGACGCTTTCTTGGCAAAATCCTGAGCACTTTCGGATTGCTCAAAATCTTCCATCAAGTCGGTAAGGTCAATTTCTTGTTTCCAGTTAGCCATTTGAATCTCCTAGCAGTTAGTCGAATGATTGTTGAATAACAATCCCTAAACCCACTGGGCAGTGGGCTTAGAGGTATTACTCAATAACTGGATCTCGCTTCTGCTTGATGCTCTGCCATAAGATCGCTACGCAATGAGACCATGGCTTGCAGTGATTTGATAGTCTTTACCAAATCCATACCATTCTCAGACAATTCTTCCAGTAGATCGCCATCATCATAGGCTTCTACTACGACATCCCAACCCTTATCGTATAAGGCTTCAGCGTGTTTGCGTATTGCTTGAATCTTTTCTTGATCAGTCATACTTTTCTCCTATTAGTCGAATCGGTGTTTAATCACCTACCGACAGTTTTGCAAAGTAGCAATACCTTGTCAACACTTTTTGATAAATATTTTTAGGGCTTACTGGATAAGGGTTTGCGGGTCATGGAGTCTGGGCGAAAAGACCTAAAAGCGGGCAAAGGTGCGAAGCACAACAGTCCAGTATCAACTCTCAGTGTATAGAGACATAGAAGTAATAGAGGAGTAGATAACAGAGTAGTAGCAGAATTGTCCTGATTGTCCTAGAATCAGGGGTAAGAGGATACCTAACAGATACTTATGAAAAGACTCACAAGGAAAGAGATAGAGCAAGGCTTACAGGCTATGCCAGTGGAGACACTGCTCATGGGAGTCAGCACTGCCAAACAGAAGCGACTAACCCACAAACAAGTAGAGTTTGCCAAGCAGGTAGCACTGGGAGAAAGCAAGGCAGGGGCTTATCGGAAGTCGCATAACAGTAAGGGAAAGCCAAGCACACAGAGCAAGAATGGGCAGGCTCTAGCAAAAAACAAGGCTATTCAAACCCAAATAGATGCCTTTAAGGTGGCTTTGGAAGCACAGAAATATCAAACTCCTGCTCATTTAAGGGCGTTAGCAATCCATAGAATCACGGAAAAGGCTCTAGATCCTGAATGCCCGCCTGCTCAGCAACTCAAGGCACTGGAATTACTGGGCAAGATAACAGAGGTCGCACTCTTTACCGAGAGACGGGAGATAGTTAAGGTCAGCGATCCCAGTGAGATGCGAGAGAAACTCATGGCGAGTATCAGACTGGCTATTGAGAACAGTCAGGCAATCGACATTGAAGCACGATCAGCAGATGAACTACTGGCAGAACTCGTAGGAAAGAACAATCAAGATGATGATGTGGCACAGGATGATGTAGAACTAGATGATGTGGATGGCAAAGAGACATCCTTAGACGGGGCAGACGGGTCGCAAAAGGCAGATTCGTCAGACCCACTAGACCCCGACAGCCAAATTTTGGCATTGGCTCGTGAGCCAGACTTGCATAGTATTCCGCACAATGGAAGCGGTCCAGATTCCATACCTAGTGAAAACCCTTAGTCACCATAACAGCTGTTATAGTGACACAGGGTAAACCCTAAGCCCCCACCCCCTTATGAAAACTTCATCAAAGAAAAAAAATGTTCCACGTGAAACACCCCTCGTCAATGATTCGGGTCCCATCTATAAACTAGACCCAGATGAATTAGAGGATCGGCTAAGTCGGTTAAGTTATCAGGATCAAAAGAAGTTACTTGATTTGATTGATAGTTATAAGGCAGTAATGTTTAGTAAGGACTCACACTCATGAACGCACAGAAAATCACAGCAGTCCAAAAAGAGCAGCTGGTCTTGGATTATTTAGAAGAGTTACTACATAAAGACAAGGGTCGGTTGTTAAGGATGATGAGTTATTTGAAAGAACGAATATTAGAAGAGGAAGCAATGGCACGGGCGCATGATGTCATTGAACGTGTTAAACATGGGTAGACATAAGGAGAAAGACGTGACTCCCGCACAAAAAGAGATATTTTTAGTAATCGATGAGTTTTGGAAAAAGTATGGGTTTGCACCCAGTATTGATGATGTGATGTATATCACGGGCGAAAAGGGTAGGGGTAATGTCGCTCGCAAGATGTGGAGATTAGTAGAGCTTGGTCTTTGTAAGGGGATCAAGGGAAATTTTAGAACTATCAGACCAACATATATAAGGGCTCGTCACATTGAGTGAGCAACTAGAAAAGTTTTTAGAGAGTCTTCCAGAGGGTGATCGGGAGAATCTATTTACTATGGCTGAGGACTATAAGAACTCGGTCATTCGGCAAACCGCTGAAAAGTCTTTTATGGCGTTTGTAAAACAAATGTGGCCTGGGTTTATATTGGGTAGACACCACGCTGTTATGGCTAAAAAATTTGAGGAGATTGCCAATGGTAAAGTTAGACGCCTTATTATTAATATGCCTCCTCGTCATACTAAATCTGAGTTTGCGTCATTTCTTCTCCCTGCATGGTTTTTAGGCAGGTTCCCGCATAAGAAGGTGATTCAGTGTTCTAACACAGCTGAACTAGCCGTAGGATTTGGTCGTAAAGTTCGTAACCTTGTTGATGGAGAAACCTATGCCAAGATATTCCCCAATGTCGCTTTGCGCACTGATTCCAAGGCTGCTGGCCGCTGGGCTACTAATGCTAATGGGGACTATTTCGCTATTGGTGTTGGTGGTACTGTTACGGGTAAAGGTGCTGACCTACTCATTATTGACGATCCGCACTCGGAACAAGAAGCCGCTTTAGCCGCCTCAGACCCCTCGGTCTACGATAAAGTCCATGAGTGGTTTACCTCTGGACCACGCCAACGTCTTCAACCTGGTGGCTCGATTGTGATCGTTATGACCCGCTGGGGTAAACGAGATTTAACGGGTAGGGTCCTTCAGTCCATGGTCGAACGAGATGGGGATGAGTGGGAGGTTATTAATCTCCCCGCTATCATGCCAACGGGAAAACCTCTATGGCCTGAGTTCTGGTCTTTAGATGAATTAGAAAAATTAAAAAACGAACTACCAATCTCTAAGTGGTCAGCCCAGTACCAACAAGATCCAAGTGCCGAAGAAGGCGCCCTAGTCAAACGGGAATGGTGGCAAGTCTGGGAAAAAGAAAACCCGCCAATCTGTGATTTTATTATCCAGTCTTGGGATACCGCCTTTACTAAAAACGAGCGTTCAGACTATTCCGCATGCACAACTTGGGGGGTATTTCGTAAAGACGAGGATCCTACGGATGTGCATATTATTCTCTTAGACGCCTTAAAAGAACGGCTAGAGTTCCCTGAATTAAAGATCAGAGCGCAACAGATGTACAGCGAATGGGAACCCGATGCGTTTATAGTAGAGGCTAAGGCTTCGGGAGCTCCGCTAGTCTTTGAGCTACGAAGAATGGGTATTCCTGTACAAGAATTTACGCCAACCCGTGGTAATGACAAGATCTCCCGTGTAAACTCTGTAGCAGACATCTTTGCATCAGGAAAAGTATGGGCGCCAAGAAAGCGCTGGGCTGAGGAAGTGATTGAGGAAATGGCAGCGTTTCCCAATTCAGACCATGATGACTTGGTAGACTCCGCAACACAGGCGTTAATACGATTTAGAAAAGGCGGTTTTATCCGATTACAAACAGACGAGGAAGACGAGATCAAGTACTTCAAGTCTAGGCGAGCAGCAAGTTATTACTAAGGAACTATTATGGCTATCGAAAAAGCACTCTATGCATTACCACAAGGTCTTGAAGCAGCCTCTGCGATGCAAGAACCAATTGAGATTGAGATCGAGGATCCAGAATCCGTCAAGATTGGTATTGATGGCTTAGAGATTCAGATTGAACCTAAAGAGGAAAGCGCAGACGACTTTGACGCCAACCTTGCCGAATACTTAGATGACGGTGAATTAAATGAAATCGCTGGCGATTTATTAGGCGATGTTGACTCAGATATTGGCGCCCGCAAAGAATGGATGCAGACCTATACAGACGGCATCGAACTTCTTGGAATGAAGATTGAAGAGAGAACCGAGCCATGGGAAGGCGCTTGTGGCGTCTACCATCCCCTCCTCTCTGAAGCCTTAGTTAAGTTCCAAGCTGAGACTGTCATGGAGACCCTACCTCCCGCTGGTCCAGTAAAGACCGTGATTGTTGGCAAAGAAACCCCAGAAAAGATGGCAGCTGCGGATCGGGTTCAAAAAGACATGAACTACCAGATTACCGAAGAGATGCCAGAGTACCGCCCAGAGCACGAGAGAATGTGCTGGGGACTTGGACTTTCAGGTAACGCCTTTAAGAAAGTCTATTTTGATCCTGCCTTAGATCGTCAAGTTTCGTTGTTTGTGCCCGCAGAAGACCTGATTGTTCCTTATGGCGCCTCCGATCTACAGACCGCAGAGCGTGTTACCCATGTCATGCGTAAGACCGAGAACGAATTACGCAAACTGCAAGTCGCAGGCTTTTATCGGGATATCGACCTAGGAACGCCTAGCACTGCATTTGATGAGGTAGAGAAGAAGATTGCCCAGAAAATGGGCTTTCAGGCTACCTCAGATGACCGCTATAAAATACTAGAAATTCAAGTTAACCTAGATATTGAAGGTTTTGAAGATAAAGATAAAGACGGAGAACCTACAGGAATCGCATTACCTTATATTGTGACCGTTGAAAAGGGAACACAACAGGTATTAGCGATCCGTAGAAATTGGAGACCCGAAGATGAAACTAAGCAAAAACGTCAACATTTCGTCCATTATGGCTATGTTCCAGGCTTTGGCTTTTATTGTTTTGGGCTTATTCACCTTGTCGGTGCTTTTGCTAAGTCTGGTACTAGTCTTATTCGGCAGCTCGTGGATGCTGGAACACTCTCGAACTTGCCAGGTGGCTTTAAGACCCGTGGCATGCGAGTCAAAGGAGACGACACCCCGATCTCCCCAGGAGAGTTTAGGGACGTTGACGTTCCTTCTGGTGCGTTAAAAGACAACATACTCCCGCTTCCATACAAAGAACCCAGCCAAGTTTTATATACCTTGCTGGGTACTATA